AAGAACCAGCAAGATCAGCTAAACGTGCTACTCGACAGCATTGCTGCTGGACTTCCATCAAATGCTCCCGCAACCAGTGCCCCGAGCGCTGCCGCCCCATCTACGCCTGCATCGACCAGCGCCCCTAGCGTTGCGGCCCCTTCTACGCCTGCTACCCCAGCCCAGCCCACAGCAATGTCTGCCACGTCCACCGGCAAGGCGCCTTCCTACACCGGCATTGACCTGATTGATTCCAAGATCAACAGCATGGTCAACAACCCGGTGCAGACGGCTGTTAATACAGGCACGGCGTTGTTTGGTGGTCCATTCGGTGTGGCAAATTCAATTTCTGCTGCGCTCGGCGGGCCTAATACTGGATCTCTTGTAAGCGGCCTTGTAGGGGGGCTGAAGGGTGCGGAGCCGGGCGGCACGCCAGACTCCAGCGGCGCTGACAATGGCGGTGGCGGTTCTGAGCCGGTCTATATCCCTACCGTTGCGCCTGCGGCTTACACGCCTGCATCCGCCGCCGCGATTGCCCCTGCTGCAACCACGCCCGCAGCCACAACTATCACGCCCGCCCAGATTGCCGCGCTGCGCAAGTATCTTGGCGCCGCCTCGAATCCCTACGCCTACGGCGCCGGAGCCGAGCGCACCTACTACTCCGCTGAAGGCGGCATGTTCGACGCTGACAAATACTTCGCTGACGGTGGCCTTGTAGCGCCCGCCCAGCCGCCCGCCACCTCGACCGCGCCACCGTATCCGACGATGGCGTTCACGGACGGTGGCGGGGCTGTGGGCAGCATTGCGCAGCCTCCAGGGTTGGTGGCGAGCGACGCCTTCGGCTCTGACGCGCCTCACGCATCGCCCATGGCGCCATCTATCGCAGCCTCGGTGCCGACGGTCCAGCCTGCCTTGCAGACGCTGGCGTCACGGAACACCAATGCCTCACCTGCCCCGTCCCCGATATCGCAGAATCCAAATGTGGGCTATTCTTTCGGCCTCTCTCCGCTGTCTCAACTGTAAGGTTCCACCATGGAAGAAGAAATCAAGGGCACCGAGGTTGAAATGGAGCCTGATGCTGACAGCGATGTCGAAGAGCATGAAGACGGATCCGCAACCGTAACGCTCGACGAGCCGGATCAGGCGCAAAACGCCGAGTTCTATGTGAACCTCGCAGAGGAAATGAATCGTACCGATATGAATATGATCTCCAGCCAGTTGCTGGAGTTTATTGAGCGCGACAAGGAAGCCAGGTCTCTCCGCGACAAGCAGTATGAGGAGGGCCTGCGCCGCACTGGTCTGGGCGACGACGCCCCCGGTGGCGCCGACTTCCAAGGTGCGTCGAAGGTCGTGCATCCGATGCTGACCGAGGCGTGCGTTGACTTCTCGTCCCGCGTCATCAAGGAGCTGTTCCCCTCGAACGGCCCGGTGAAGGAGTTCATCCCCGGCGAGGTGACGCAGGCGAAGCTTGAGAAGGCCAAGCGCAAGCAGCGGTTCATGAACTGGCAGCTCACGCAGCAGATGGTCGAGTTCAGGCCCGAGTTGGAGCAGACCACGACGCAGATCCCGCTCGGTGGCGCCCAGTACATGAAGCTGGTCTGGGACGAGCAGCGCAACCGCGCCATGTCGATGTTCGTGCCGATTGACGACGTTTACTTGCCCTACAGCGCCAGCAGCTTCTACACTGCCGAGCGCAAAACCCATGTCCAATATATCACGCGCCTTGAGTTTGAGAAGCGTGTTGGCAGCGGCATGTATCGCGAAATCAACCTGATCGCACCGCAAGAGCCAGAACTGACGGCGCCAGCCAAGGCGAACAACAAGATCGAAGGCAGGGAGCAGAACAGCTACAACGAGGACGGTCTTCGCACCGTCTTCGAGGTGGCATGCTACCTCGACTTTGAGGACAACTTCGGCCTGGCCCCGTATCTGGTGACGATCGACCACACGTCGAAGGAAGTGCTGTCGATCTACCGTAACTGGGATCCCGACGACCAGCAGCAGGAAGAACTTGTCCACATGGTGGAGTGGCCCTTCGTGCCTTGGCGCGGCGCCTATCCCATCGGCCTACCCCACATGATCGGCAGCCTGTCTGCGGCGGCTACTGGCGCTCTGCGCGCCTTGCTGGACTCTGCCCACATCAACAACTTCCCCGGCATGTTGAAGCTGAAGGGCGGTTCGCGCGGCGGTCAGTCTGACCGCATTGAGCCTACGCAGGTGACGGAGATTGAGGGCGGCGTTGGCGTCGATGACGTGCGCAAGATCGCCATGGCTGTTCCGTTCAACCCGCCGAACCCTGTGCTGTTCCAGCTTCTGGGCTTCGTCACCGAGGCGGCTCGAGGCGTTGTCCGTACAACTTACGAGAAGCTTCAAGACCAGAACCCGAACGTGCCGGTGGGCACCACGCTCGCCATGATTGAGCAGGGCATGACGGTGTTCTCGGCCATTCATGCCCGCTTGCATTACGCAATGGGCATGACGCTGAAGGTTCTGCATCGCCTGAACTCCAAGCACATTGATGACGAGTACATCCTGCGTGTGACCGGCGAGGAGATGTGCAAGGCGAAGGACTTCCAAGGCCCGATGGACGTCGTGCCGGTGTCTGACCCGAACATCTTCTCTGACGTTCAGCGTGCGGCGCAGATGCAGGCCATTGTTCAGCGCGCGGCGGCGATGCCTGCGCTTTACGATCAGCGTGCAGTTGAGGAGCGGTTCCTTGAGGGGATGAAGATCCCCGACTTCAAGCCGCTGCTGGCGAAGAAGCCCGAGCCGATTGAACTGAACGCGGTGAACGAGAACCTGGCTCTGACGCTCGGGCGCCCGGTGGCCGCCTTCCCGATGCAGGATCACCTGGCCCACCTTCAGGTCCATCTGGACTATTTGAAGAGCCCGGTGTTCGGCATGAGCCAGTTGATGGGGCCTGTGTACATCCCCGGTGTGCTACAGCACATCAAGGAGCACATGGCCTACTGGTATTCGCTCCACATCTACGAGATGACCAGCAACGCTGCTGGCGTGCCTCTGGACGTGTTCCTTGAGGGCAAGGATCAAGAGGTGTCGGCTGAGCTGGATCGCCTGCTGGCGATGGCGTCGCAGCGCTACATGCCAGAGATCCAGCAGAGCCTTGAGGGCGTGCCGCCCATCCTTCAGGCCGCTCAACAGTTCTTGCAGCAATTCCAGCCGCCGAAGCCCCAAGATCCGACGCAGGTGCTGATGGCTGAGACGCAGCGCAAGGCGCAGTACGACCAGGCAAAACTGCAACTTGATCAGCAGCGCCTGGCTCGTGACGCGCAGCTTGATCAGATCAAGATGCAGGAGCGTCAGATGGATCTTGCTGCAAAGCAAGAGATGAACGATGCGGACAACCGCACCGCGAAGGAACTTGCCGTGTTTGAGGCCGAACATGGTGTCAGGACTAATGTTTCCACTGGCCACGGGATCAACCCTGGAGCGTAAAATGGATAATTCTCTTCTTCCTCAGCATAAGCGGCTCGCCATGGGCATGGCCGTGAACAACACGCCCGAGGGCAAGAACATGGTCAATGACATGATCAAGCCCCACAAGTCCTTCGGTATCCACAAGAATCTTTCCGGGAAGGACGACTCCCCGGCTAAAAGTGGACTTAAATCCTTCGATGGGAAGAAATAACCATTGACAGGATTGGTTGATGATCGACATCATCATTAAGAGGCTACTAGAGGAACAAAGTCTTGTAGCCCATGAGACTATGCAGAAGCCCGGCGACGGCTCAATCTTTGAGTACGGGCGCCGGGCGGGGACTTACGCCGGTCTGGGTCGCGCTATTGCGATCATTGAGGAGACCTTGGCAGAAGGAGAAGACGATGAGCATGCCAAACGCCGCCGTCAGCGGCCCATCTGGGGATAATCTTTTCCCCAGCGTAGACCCCGGCATCCGGCCTTTCGGATCCCGCGTGTTAGTTCAGATCCGCAGAGCCCGCACTAAGAGCAAGGGCGGCATTATTTACGCGGACCAGACCAAGGACACCGAACTCGACAATACTTGCGTTGCCAAAGTCATCGCAGTCGGGCCTCTCGCTTACAAAAATCGCAATACGATGCAGCCGTGGACCGAGGGGCGCTGGTGCGACGTTGGCGATTTCGTGTTCGTCCCCAAATACG